GGCATAGCTTATGGATGATTTCGAAGACAGTTATTATAATTTCAAGCAAAAAGATGTAGCTGATATGTCTCCAACGGAGAGACATACATTTATGAAATTGGTCTATGAAGATTATAAATTTGTCTTAAAAGAGAAGATGCCTGCGCCTGTTATTAAATATCACCGCGATGTACTCGTCTCACTTATTAAAACTTATGGGCATTAGGCTGGCTTCGGACTTTGTCCGAGACCCGGTTTCTAAAGAAGAACGATTATGGAAAGCTGTTATTATTATGGCCTTTGAGGATTGTTTTAACAGGGGTGGTACTAAGGTAGAGGCGTATCGCAAGCAAGATGCTCATGAGTGGTTTATCTCGGAGTCTGAGGACTTTAAGAATGTGTGTTATATGGCTGAAATAGAGCCTCTGAGGGTGCGTAATCGGTATTTAGAGCTGTTAGAGCTAGGCAAGGTCAAGTTCACGAAATTACAGGCTGAATGGCTTAATTATAGGGATCATTATTCGATGTACCGTGGTGCATTAGACAAGAAGCAACGCCAACGGATCATGGAGCAAATTACACGGATCAGGGAGAAGATTAATAAAAGTGGGGGATAGTTCTAAAAAGATCTTATCCCCCTCAAAAGGATATATATATGATATATATTCCTATATAATCCTATAATCCTTTGCCGTCAAGATCTAACCACATGTGAATAGAACAAAAAGAGGCTTTCGCCTCCTAATCCATGTCATAGATCTCCTGGGTTGATTTGAAAAAAGAAATAACTATTAACTACTCCAGATAGACTACCAAAGTATGTGTCATTCTGTCAACCAGAAATTTCTCTATATAAGATTATTACGACAGAAAAAAAAATAAAAAAAAATATTTCAAAATAACGTCCCTTACGTCCCTTATGGGATAAATAGACTTATTATTAAGCAATACCAACAATAATTGTAAAAAACAATAGTGTCCCTATAGTGTCCCCAGGGACACAAATAACGTCCCTCTTGAGGGAACGCCTTTGGATTTTTTTTAATGTCTATATTTTTTGTCAGAATAATCTTATATAATAAAAATTATGGGTGCTAAACCAAAACACGAATTGACCGTAGACGATCTTACTGCAAAGCAAGAAAAGTTTGCTTATGAATTAGTTGCCAACTGGGGCGTTAAGAACAAGAAAGATATCGTTAAAGAAATATATGGCGAGAAAGGTCAGGAGATGACCGATAGCTCTGCCTCTGCAATTGGGTCAAGATTGACTAATAGAAAAATTAATCCTCATGTCTGTATGTTTATTGATCAATTAAAAAAGGAAGAAGAAAAGAAATACAAAGATAAACTTAGACGTCATAAAAGATTTGAATACTATGCGAACAAGGCTGCAAAGAAAGAACAATATGCATCTGCAATTAATGCTGAGTATCGTAGTGGTCAAATGGAAGGTCTATTCGTAGACAAACAACAAATTTCAGTCACTGGTTTGGAGGGCATGAGTCGTGAAGAGCTTGAGAAAAAACTCGAAGAACTCTCGAAAAAAATCGATGGAGCAAACGCAAAAACCATCGAAGCTAAAATTATTGATTGAAGATAACTTTTGGGAAGAATTTCATAGAGTACATGGAGGGGAGATAAGTACAAATGTCGGAAGTGTCAAAGTTAATACCGAAGAAGATCAAAGTTAGTTTTGCAGATATTGATGTAAAATTTGTTAAAGATCCAAAATTCGATGAAGATAACTTTGGTGAATTTTGTCCGACAGATAATTTAATTAAACTCTCGTTAAATGCTACACCTCAAGATATGGCTAACACTTTACTTCATGAGCTGGTGCATGCAGCCGTGTGGTATGGAGGACTACGAGATGACGGATTTCCGCTAGAAAAAGAAAAGGATGAAGAACATGTTGTTAATGTTTTGACTAATCAACTGTGTCAGATCATGAAAGATAATCCTAAAATATTGACTATCTTAGCAAAGGGTCTATCAAGTCAGAATGGCAGATCAAAAAAGAGAAACAAAGCTGTGGCAAAGAATAAAAAAATACACAAAAAATATACATTTCACAAGAATAGAAAGTAGAACGATCAATGGCATTCCTGATGTCTTTGGATGTCACAAGGGCATATCATTTTGGATGGAATTAAAATCGGATTACGTCAGTTATCCTAAACTTTCTAAATGGCAAATCGCTTGGATAAATAAATATATTGCACATGGTGGTGTGATGATTATCTGCAATCAGACCCTCTTGGAGAGATGTCTCAAACTCTACAGACCTCGTTCCTCGTTCACTGATCCACGCACACTGGTTCCTGATGCAGTGTTAACGGAGCGGGAGCTCCCGCAGCGGATCTCTCGTACCTTGATCAACCTCGTTTCTCGTGCCTAATTAACCAAATGCCTTCCATCCGTGCACTCACTGTCTTCCCGACCGTGCGGTACCAGGTGCTGGTAAACCTCGTACCTCGTTTCAGGACTAACGCCTCACGAACCTTGGGAAAGATGTAAAGGGATACCTGTACCAGCAGCTCAATCCTGGTAAAAAATTTTTTAAATTAGCTCTTGACGGATATCCCAACTACTCTTATATGAGAAACAACAAAGGAGTAATATATGCAAACGTTCAAAGAAATGATTTACGATCGGTTTGACAAAGGGTCAAACGATGAAGATCAATTGAATCCCGAAGAAGTCTTTCGTCATGGAATGGCAAGTGGCTTTAGTGGCTTCATCTATTATAACGAGACGACTGAAATGTTCGACAAGTATGGAGAGGACATTTGGCAGATCCACGAGGATTACGATGCGCCATTCCCTAAACAAGAAAACAGGACTCTCGTTCAATGGATGAATGCCATGGTATGGAGTGCCGTGGAAATTCTCGCAGGAGTCTACCTGGAAGAGCAGCACCAACAGATGGAAGAAAGGATCAAAGAGGACGCTGCTGGAGGCGACCTGCATGCGAAAAAGATCCTAAGAGAGGTGTAGCTGTATGAAAGAATATCTCGTTTATTATTCAGAACATACGGTTTATGAAAAGAAGTTTAAGGCTGAGGATGCGAAGGCAGCCCTCGCTCAAGCTCGTAAGGAGTTAGAAGACAATTGTTGGGACACCAAGACCTGGGAGACCGGGCACGGCGAAGGTGGTCAGCTGGATGTGGAGGAAGTATGAGACTGATCTCGATAAATAAGTTAGAACATCTCGTTAACCAAGAACCAGTGGCCAAGCACCATCAGCACTTCAAAGAGATGAAGGTCTCGTACCCGGAGGTTTGGTACAAAGCTTGGCTGCAGGAGCTCGTAAAGTACCTGCGGGCGCGGCAGCAGAGGAGGACATCATGTGGGGAATAATGTGGTTCATGGCCCTTTTGCTTTTCCCGAAGTTCTTTCTCGTTCTTCTGTTGGCATTCTCGTTTCTCGTTTTAGGATCATAGAGCTGCTGGTGCAGCAGAAGCTACTAAAGCTCTCCGTCGTACCAGTCCAGTTCCTTTATCTGATAATTTTTTTAAAATAAGGTCTTGTAATCTTATGGGAGTTGTCTTATATAAAAAGAAACTACAACAAAGGAGTATATTATGGGTATGGATTTATATGGATTAAATCCAAAAGGAAAAGTTAAACAACCTAAAGAAGGTGCGCCAGATAATTATGGTGATGTTTGGCACAAAGATTATACGGCATGGCAAGAAGCCGAAGGCACTTACTTTAGGAACAATGTCTGGTGGTGGAGACCATTAGCCGACTATGTAATTAATCATACAGGTTGCGTTGATGAAAAAGACCGTGAGGCGTGGCACTCTAACGGTGGTCACAGGGTATCGGAAGCCGAAGCAAATGTTATAGCCAATCAGCTAGAACACTTATTAAAAACAGGACACACAGAAACCTTCGCACATGATTACGAAGAACAGCGTAAGGAAATGGAAGAGCATAATAATAAAATACAAAAGCTCGAAGATATTCTGCGTGACGAGGTCGGTAAAGATGTAGCGCCTATTGACTATCCTGCCGACAAGAAAGCACAATGGGACGAATTACAAGCCAAGAGGAAATGGGGAGCAAGCTATCCTTTCTCTATCGAGAATGTGAAAGAGTTTATTTCTTTTTGTCGTTGTAGTGGTGGCTTTGAAATATGCTAACCAAAGCCATACTTTGGACGGCGCTAGCAACAACGCTAGCGCCGTTCCTCGGTTTCTCGGTTGTGATGTTCGTATTTTTATATTAACAAAACACTATAAGCAGAAGGGGGTGCGGGAGCAGGACATCACCTTCATAAAAAAATTAATTTATTTTAGGGGTTGTAATATATGGGATATATCTTATATATGTATTAGTCATTAAACACTAACAAAAGGATAAATATGACTAATGCTGTAAAACGATTATCTGAACAGGACAAAAAAATAATTGTCTCTTATGTTCAGTTAAAATCGACAATCAAAAATCTTTCAAAGCAAGTTGAATTAATGAAACCAACTTTGAAAGACATTTTTGAAAAAAGAAAATCAAACTTTGTTGTTGCTCAAAATAAAGACGGTGATGAGTTTGGTATTCAAAAGATTGAAAGAGACTTTAGTATCTTTCAAACTAAAGTGTTCAAGGAACAACAACCAGACATCTATAAGCAATATCTAAAGAAAGATAAGCGAGTAGAATACAAAGCGATTGAAGGTAACAATGACTAATAGGACATCACTTGTAGCACTCAATCAATACCTAGAAAAGATTAAAGATAATAATCAATCTAATCAGGTAGGTAATGTTAATCTTAATCCGCAAGAAGTTAGGGACATGAACTACGAAGTTATGTACTCAGTTCTAATGACAACTTGTGAACAGTTCATTATTAAGAACAATGGCAATCCTATTGCTAATGAATTAAGAGAGGACATTCTTAAAAAGTTTGGACATCTAGTTTCGAAACTAGCTGGATAAACCAGCAATTACCTGGCGGCTTACCAGCCGCCAGGTACTCTACCATCAACTGACGATCCCCACAAATCGAAGGCTCAATATCTAGTACGAATTAAAAACCTTTACACAACATGTAGCGTCGTTGTATAATTTACGATGTTACTTAGCGGTGGTCATATAAAGCAAGTTTGATACACGCACGGAATGCTATTTTTGTATGAATATAAAACACTTATCAGATGATGAAATAAGAGATCTACTCTTAAAGAAACAACTTGAATATATTAAATTATGCCAAGATGATTTCTTAATGTTTGTCCAAGAGATGTGGCCAGATTTTATTTATCGTAAAGACAAAGAAAAATTTGGAGGCTCGAAAGGTCACCACGAAATCATTGCTGATCAATTTCAAAAGATTGCAGATAAAAGTTTAAGGAGGCTCATAGTTAATATGCCTCCTAGACATACAAAATCTGAATTTGCATCTTACTTATTTCCTGCTTGGATCATAGGGAAGTTTCCTAAGATGAAAATTATGCAAGTGTCACACAATGCAGAATTAGCAAGTAGGTTCGGTTCTAAGGTTCGAAATCTAATGGATACTGGAGAGTATAAACAAATCTTTGGTGACGTGAAGCTTCGTGAGGACTCCAAAGCTAAGGGACGTTGGGAAACAAATCATGGTGGAGAATATTTTGCAGCGGGTGTTGGTGGATCTATTACAGGTCGTGGTGCAGATTTACTGATTATCGATGACCCGCACACGGAACAAGATTCATTATCTGATACTGCAATGGAACGAGCATTTGATTGGTATAGCTCAGGTCCCCGTCAACGTTTACAGCCAGGTGGATCGATTGTTGTGGTGATGACACGTTGGGCACAAGATGATTTAACGGGGAGGCTCATCAAAGCACAAAAAGATCCAAAGGCAGATACTTGGCATCAAATCTCTTTTCCAGCGATATTAGAGTCAGGGAATCCTGTCTGGCCAGAATATTGGTCAGAAGAAGAATTAGAAAAAGTTAAAGCTTCCATTTCTGTAAAGAACTGGAACGCACAGTATATGCAAGATCCAACTGC